TGCCATGTATAGTGTTACAATTATACATCTATTGCCCCCGAATCTAAAACCATAACTATTTTTTTAGTATTTAAGTCGTAAACCTTGCCCGTTGCTAGTTCTATCGCGTAGTTATCATAAGGTTTAGTATAATCGGCGGTTGTACCGTTGATGTAGTCAATATCTTTTAACCACTCATAACACCCGCCTAAACCCCACGCGTGGCCCCCTGTAAAGCTATTCTTGCCATTATATACATCCAGTGTGAAGTGGTAATAGTTTGCACCTCTAGTGTTCATACTGTAAATGCTACCACCCCATGAGTTCAAGAATTTTAAAACGGGTTTTATAGTGTTTTTATTTAGTTTACGGGTTGATGTTATATAGCTCATTTTAAACCTTTCTTATTGTATTATCTCTGTAAAGTCATAGCGGTTAGGGTTATCGTACCGCCAAATGTGAAATATTGTCTTACGTTTTTGTTTTTTTTGCATAGTTATGCCTCTGTAATTAACTTTTTTATGCCTTGCAATGTATCAGACATTAACCGTTGAAATTGCCCGTTCTTTTCAACGTAGGCCACGTAGTAGCCGTTGTGTTTGTTTTTTGTAATTGTTGTGTTCTTATATTGCATAACTACCCCAAAACCGTTGTTGGTATGTTATGTTCAATCATATAGTTGTAAACGCTAAACATTTTACTATAACCGTTAGGTATATTCTTTTGTTTTGCAGCGTGGCTAAAGCTTTTAGCGGTTGACCACCCTCGCAAGTAACCTTCGGTTAAGATGTTCTGGATATATGGTGATAATTTATCGGCCATTGCCTTGTCTACCTTGTATTGTATCATTATAGTACCTCTTTTATTATTATTGTTTACAGATATAAGCAAGAGTATTAACCTTGTGGAGTTTCTGGTTAAGCGTCCCTACCATCGCTTAACTCTTGCTATCACTGTATGCTATTCAATCGTTATAATTGAATGATTAGATTATAGCACACAAAATAATAATCCTGCAAGTACTTTTTAATACTTTTTTGTAATAAACTTGTGTATAACTATTGCATAACAGAGGTGATATTGCTATAATTATGTATAAGTAGTACATTAGCAATATGAGTAAAACCGCCAAAAATACCATAAAACTTGCCCCAAAAGTAAAAGCATTTGCAGATGAGTTAATAAACAACCCTAAAATAAGCCAAACAGAGGCCTACATAAGAACACATAAAACAAATAACCGCACAACCGCTAGAATCAATGCAAGTAAAACGCTAACAAATACCAATGTGCAAATCTATCTTAATAAGCATATAGACAAGGCAAGGAATAAAATAGTGCAATTAATAGATAGCGAACGTGAAAATATAAGCTTACAAGCTAGCGAAATGGTACTTGATAGAGCGTTAGGTAAACCAGTACAACAGACCCAAAATATAAACCTCAATATTGATAGCGCCTTGAACGATATCTTATAAAGTAACAGAGGTGTATTAAGAGGGTAGGGGAGGGGGATACACCCAGATATGCGCGGGGGTATACAGTATACAGAATACGAAGTATGAGTACTATCCACAGAAAGATATGTCCTAGTTTTAAATAATGGTAGGTATACGGTATACGGTATACGGTATACAGTATATAATAAAGGTATGCCTAAAATAACTGTATATATTAGAAACGATGATTATATTAAATGGAAACAAGTTCCAAACAAATCAGAATTCATTTCAGCGGCGTTGAATGATAAAGAACCAATCAAACCTATTAAACAAATTAAACAACCCAAACAAACTAACTCTAACTTCACCTTTTGTAAAAACGGACACCCTATAATAGAGGGGAGGGGGGTTTGTTTTGGTAAAGGTTGTAAATACAATTAGGAGTTCTCAAAATTTATGCTACTAACTGAAGAAGAAAAACAGAAGCTAGAAACTCTTTCTCCTGAACACAGAAAGCTTATTGAAGTAGCCAGAGATTTCCACAGGTACTGTTTAAACAACTTAAAAATTCGAACCAAGAATGGTGACGTCGTTGGTTTGGAACTTAACAATATTCAAAAGAAAATAGTAGAACTCGTTTTAGACGATTTAATGAATCAAAGACCTGTCCGATACATTGTCCTAAAAGCAAGGCAGGAGGGCGTATCAACAATCGTAGAGGCTTTAATTTACTGGTGGACTGCAACTCATAAAAACGTCAAGTCTAAAATCGTAGCCCATGATGGAGACACCGCCAAGCAGCTATACGAAATGTTTCGCCGCTACTACGACAACTCAAACCCATTATTCAAACCAGCAACCAAGTACAATACTCGAACAGACCTTACTTTTGATAACGACCAAGGCACCGGAATTAAATCGCAAATTGACGTAGCTTCCGCTCAGAACACAGGTACTGGTCGTGGACAAACCATTCAGTGGTTGCATGGTTCCGAAGTTGCTATGTGGCCAAATGGAGCCGAATTGGTAGCTGGACTTATGCAGGCCGTACCTAAACTTCCCAACACTGCTATCTTTTTAGAATCAACCGCTAACGGAATTGGAGATTTCTTCCACAAAACGTGGCAAGCATCAAAAGCCGGCAACTCAGTCTTTAAACCATTATTCTTTAGTTGGAAAGAACACGAAGAATACCAACTTACTCCGCCTAAAAACTTCAAACTAACGCCAGACGAAAAGAAATTAAAGAAAGATTTCGATTTAACTGACGCTCAGGTTTACTGGCGACGTGAAACCATGAAGGAATTCGTAGCCGACCCGCAAAAGTTCTACCAAGAGTACCCGCTTACAGACGCAGAAGCCTTCCTAAGCAGTGGTAGAAGCCGCTTTGATATACCTTCTTTAATTAAAATGGAAGAAAAATGCTTTAATCCTACCGCTTATGAACTGTATGAGGACGAAGAAATCGTCGCAAAGCCACTTATCGGTGCTCCGTTAAAGATTTGGAAGATGCCGCAGCCCGAAAAGAGCTATGTAATCGGTGCAGACGTAGCTGAGGGCGTTAATAAAGACTATTCAGTAGCTACAATCATGGATGAGGACAACATGGAAACCGTAGCAAGATGGAGGGGGGATGCCGAACCAAGTGAATTCGGTGAAATATTAGACCAACTAGGCAGATTTTATAACAATGCTCTAATCGCAGCCGAAATAAATAATCATGGTCTTACCACAGTCCAAAGATTAAGAGATTTAAACTATTCAAACCTATATAGACGTGAAAAAGGCTTAGAAGAACGCTTTGAACAGCATACATCTAAGCTTGGTTGGAAAACAGACCGCAAAACTAAACCTTTAATGATTGACGCATTAAGTGAAGCTATCACTGCAGGCAAGATCAAAGACTACGACTTAACATTTGTTAGGGAATGTATGAGTTATGTAATTGACGAGCGGGGGCGGACCAACGCACAGCAGGGAGAACATGACGATACAGTCATCTCAACTGCAATTTGTTTACAAGTTTTTGATTGGAACGACGCAGTAGTCGGGAATAAATACGTCAAATCAGCAATCCCCGAACAATACCTCACAATTAAGAGCCGTATGCAAAAGCTTAAAAAAACGTTATCATTTTAAAGTACATTTGATATTATGTGACTGGAGACATACATGAACGACAAAAATACAGTACGAAATGTGATGGGGAAGTTCAACAAATCCCGCAACTATACACGAAAAGGCTTTTGGAAAACTTGGAAGAACGCACGTAAACTCTTCAACAACGAACGAGTAATGGCAAACTATATTGGTAACTCTGATACCTTTGTTCCAGAAACATTTACTATTTTACAATCCATTAAATCAAACGTTATTGGCGGTAAGATTTCTATGAACTACTTACCAACCAGAGACGACCAGACTGGTGATACAGAAGTTCTCAATTCATTGATGGCTCAAGTGTGGGAACAAGATCGCACCAAACTAAAAGCTTCATGGGCACTAGAAGATTCACTTATTACAGGTAACGGTTATTTGTGGCAGTACGTTGAAGATGGTCTACCAGTAAACTTATACGTTCCTACTGAAGATAACTTCTTTGATACATCAGCTACTAATTATGAGAATCTACGTTTTGGTGGGTATCGTCATTTGACAACCCTAGATGACCTCAAAAAAGAAATGATGACCAATCCTGACTACGATGAAACAATTCAAGACAGTGAACTAAAAATTCCGAAGTATAAAAACCTTGACAAGATTAAACCGTTATCTGAAAGTGGTGAAACTAAAATTGGTGACGACAAAACTGCTAAACAATTACGCGAAGAAATGTTGGCGGGCGCACCACTTGGCGAAGAATCAGGACAAGATGATAAAGAAACAAACATTGTTGAAATTATCTGCTACTTTGACAAAGAACGCATGATTAAAATAGCAAACCGTTCAGTAGTTATCTTAGATGTAGAAACACCATTTAAGCGTGAAGAAAAAACTATTGAAAGTGTTGACGATATGGGTAACCCAGTACAAATCGTACTTCCTGAAATAGAACCATTTATTCCAGTTGCCCCAGCCAGAGATTATGTAGATGGTGCCATGTGGTACGCAAAGGGCGAAGTAGAAGTTATCGGTGAACTACAAGAACTTCTAAACGATACTCAAAATCAAAAGACCGACAATCTTAACTACACGTTAAACAGAATGTGGACCCTTGACCCATCACAAGCTCACAAGAAAGACGAGATTCAATCAGTACCCGGTGCAGTCTTTACTATCCCTCCTGGCTCATTAGAGCAAATTCAAACCGCTTCAATCGGTGGTGACGCAGACAATGAAATGATGCGTATTACTTCTGCTATGCGTCGTGCTACTGCGGCTGATGAACTTATCCAAGGAGCAGCTACCGACGGAACGATTACCGCTACTGAAGTACGGGCACAACTAGCACAAGCAGGTACACGCTTTGGTTCTAAAGTTGAAAACTACGAAAATGAATTCTTCTGTATATTAGGTAAAAATATGTTCAAGATTCTTCAAATCTTTACTACTCAAGAAATAGCTGTAAGAATGCTTGGGCCAAAAGGCGTAGAGTGGAAAAACTACAATCCAGGTGAATTCTTAGGTGACTACGACGTCAAGGTTGCTCTTGACGGTACAGCTCGTGTCCTCAAGGAAACAGAAAAACAAGAAGCAATGCAGTTCTTCTTAATGGCAAGTAAAATGCCGTTTGTAGACCAACAAGTATTATTCAAGATGGTTGCTGGCAAACTGTTCGATAAAACTGAACAAGAATTACGCGACTTGATTGCCGCCCAACCTATGGGAGTACCTGGACAATTACCGGGTGAGGTTTCTGGTGAAATGGGTGGTATGCCACAAGCAGGTGCGGGTGAGATGGCACAAATGCCAATGAGCCAAGCTGAATCACAAGTAACAAATCAGGAGATGCAAGGTGCTGGCATGAATGTACCTGGCATGCCACAAGCATGAAGCCCGAACTAAGAAACTCACTAAGAGAATTTATTAAATCACCAGCAGGCGCAGAGTTGCTTGGGCTTTTAATTAACCAAGAACTAGCATTAGAAGCTGAAGCCACAAAAAAAGATGTTACTATCGATAGACAGGTACAACTGTTTAACAAAAAACAAGGAGTGTATTGGGTGCGTACACTCATTAGCGACCTTATCGATGCTCGCAATGGGAAGTAAGGCACCTTTACTTCCCTTTATGGGTATTGACACTTACTAGTGCAACCATTACTATTTTGCTAGGTGCAGCAACTTAACTAAAAAAGGAGACGTTATGGAAGAGACCACAACCTCAACGCCTCAAGACGAACAAACTCAGGCGGCAGAGCCACAACTTGAGAGTCAAGAGACGCAGGCGGTTCAGGAACCAGCAGCAGCTGAATCCCCTAACACCCAACCAGCCGAAGAACCTTCGGACGACAAAGAGTTACTGGATTGGGCGAGTAAGAAAGGCATCTCAACAGATGACCCAGTGAAACTACTTAAAATGGTACGCGAAAGCGAAACCAAAATGCACCAAGCTACCAATGAAGCTTCAAAACTTCGTGATGGCGTGCAGGAAGTAGCTCAGAATGACGGTCAAGACGATGTTTACCAACTTATTAACCGCTTAAAAGTAACCGAGTTTTATCTCAATAATCCAAATGCCCGTGATTACGATGGCAAGATGGCTGAGATACTAGAGGATAAACCTTATTTGGCTAATGACCTCGAAACGCTTTATGACCTGGCCAGGTTTAAAAGTGCAGACGAGAAATTAGTTGAAGCCAGGCAGGCTGGAAAGACTGAAGCTCTGAAACAAATTACTAAATCAGAGTTAGCAGCACCACCACAAAACACGGCTACAACCCGTCAAACTCCTAGTGATGAAATACCAAACTTTACTTCAGTTGAAGATTATGAAGCTTGGAAAACCAAAACTGGATTCGACCCGTTTGCAGTCCCATAATTAACAAATAAGGAGAAAAGAAATGGGCTTAGGAACCGACCAAATGACCGGTACTACTCTTGCTGTGTTTCGCCCCAATATTTGGAGCATGGAAACACTCAAAGCTCGCGAGAGTAACCTAGTTCTCGTTCCTCTGGTAAAACACTATGATCGAGACATCGCAGGAAAGGGACAAACAGTTGAAATCCCTAACTTGTCAAATTTAACAGCTAACGCTAAAGCAGCTAACACTCAAGTTACGCTTAACGCTGTTACTGAAACCAAAACAACAATCAGCATCAACCAACACTATGAAAGTTCTTTCTTGCTTGAAGATTTTGCTGACATTCAATCAGCTTACGACGCAGCACGTGAGTACACACAAAAGACTGGTTATGCACTAGCTGAAAAAATGGATAAATTTGTTGCTACAGACTTAACTGCAAACGCTGCTAAAACTATCGGTGTTGCAGGTACAGCTCTTGACGACACTGTAATCCTTACAGCTAACCGCTACCTTGATGACGCTAAAGCTCCTACAACAGAGCGCTATTTAGTTGTTACACCAAAAGGTAAGCAAGACCTTCTTGCTGTTGACAAGTATGTAACCTACAACGCTCTTGGTGTTGGTGGTGACGCTAACAGCATTAAGAATGGCCGCATCGGTCAAATTTACGGCGTAGAAGTATTTATGAGCCAGAACCTTGTAGTTACTGCAGGTACACCTGACACTCATAAGAACATTATGTTCCATCGAGAAGCTTACGCAATCGCTGTTCAGAAAAATATTTCATTTGAAGAACAACGTAAAGCAGAGTACCTTGGTACTTTGTACGTAGCTCAATCTCTATGGGGTGGTAAGATTCTACGAAGCGACCACGCTGTAACAGTTCAGTGCTAAAATAGTACTGAGAGATGCAAGAAAGGCCTCTGAAAAGGGGTCTTTTTTGTTGCCAATAAATCTCGGTTATGTTATTGTTGAATTACAGGAGGTGCCAATGGCTCAATTAAACATAGACGACAAGTATTTACCTGATTTAATTGTTAGGAAAATGGTTGTTCAAGAACAAATTAACGAATCTAAGAAAATAATATTTAGAAATTATCTTGATCATACTGAGGGTACAAAACGTAATCAAGATAACATGGTTGCAGAAGCTGAATTCAATATTAAACAACTTACAAAAAAGATTGATACGCTTCAAGAAGAACTCGACAAACTAGAAAAGGAATAGTTATGAAACTAGCAGTGGTGGTGCCGTCACGAGGCTTACTCTTTAGCCAAACAGCTGAAGAATTGCTTAATGAGATAAAAGATATTCCACATAAACTCTTTATTACGGTTGGTAAGCCGCTGCCAGAATGTTTTAACGCTCCAGTCAACGAAGCACTGAAAGACCCAGAGATTACTCACATTTTAATATGTGAAGATGACATGATTA